AGGATCCGTTCGTTGCTGTGGAGAAATTCACCCCATGAACGTGACCTTCAAAGTCCGAGAAGCTTTCTTCGATCGGCCCAAGGTGATCGCCTCGCTGAAAAAAGCGAAACGCAAAGCATTGAGCAAAGCCGGTGCGTTTGTGCGCAAGCGAGCTCGGTCGTCGATGCGTCGGCGAAAGTCCGCTTCGGCACCTGGCTCTCCACCGTCGGCTCACTCGCCCAACACGCACTCGCTCAAGACGATTTTGTTCGCCTACCAGCCCCAAAGCGAATCGACGATCGTCGGCCCAGTGCAACTGAACCAAGTCAACTTCACCATCGAGTCGGTCACGAGCACCGTGGCCGGTCTGCATGAACGAGGCGAGACTGCGATCATTCGCGAGTACCGATACGCCTCCATCGAGGGAGAGGGAGAACCGGCGAACTGGCGACGGGTCGACGGCCGTCGAAGGTATGACGAGCGGCCTGGGTATCGATTAGAGACTCGCCGTCGCCGAGCTCGGTACCCCAAGCGTCCGTTCATGCGTCCTGCGCTCGAGGCCGAAGCCCCCAATTTTCCCGAGTTGTTCAAGAACTCGATCGCAGCGGTGAGGTAACACATGGCATCCAACATCAAGGCCGGTCAAGCTTACGTCGAGATCGCGACCAAACAGGGCTCGTTCGATAAGGGAATGGCCCAAGTCCAAGCTGCGATGGCTCGGCTCAAAGGCGTCGCGACGACCATGGGCACTGGAATCGGAAAAGGATTCGCGTCGGCCCAAGGTGCCTTGGGTGGCTTTTCCAAGAGCGTACTCAGCCTCCCTGCTGCGATCGCTGGTTCGGTCGCTGTGACTGGCTTGGTCGCACTGGCAAAGAATTTCGCCGATGCTGGGTCCGCAGTCGATGACATGGCCCAGAGAACCGGCATGAGTGCCGAGGCGGTGTCCTCGCTGGGCTATGCTGCCAAGCTCTCTGGCACCGACATCGGAACGCTCGAAAAGGGTGTCCGCAAGATGCAAGTCGGGATTGCCGACGCGGTGGCCGGGGTGCCTGGGGCCGCTGACAAATTTAACGCTCTGGGCTTGAGTGTCTCGGACCTCGCGAAGATGTCGCCCGACGAGCAGTTCATCGCGATCGCCGACAAGCTATCACTGATCCAGGATCCAGCGTTGAAAAGTGCTGCGGCCATGGAGTACTTCGGCAAAGCCGGTGCGGACCTGGTCCCCATGCTCTCCGGAGGGGCCGAGGAAATTCGCAAGCTCCAACAGGATGCCCAAGATCTTGGGCAAACCATGTCCGGCGAGGATGCTGCCGCCGCCGCCAAGCTGGGCGATGTGTTCGATCGATTGCTCGGCGTGATCGGTGGCCTGCAAACCAGAATCGGTTCGGCCCTCGCGCCGCTGCTGACCGCAGTCGGCGAACGGATCATCAGTGTGGTCTCGAACGTCAGTAAATTCATCGGCGAGAACCAAGAGCTGATCGTCACGATCGCCAAGTGGACTGCGGTCGGAGCTGGCTTGCTGGCTGGCCTCTTCGCCCTCGGTGGAGCTGCGGCCGTCGCCTCGGTGGCCATGACCGGCCTAGCTGCGATCGGTGGAGCGATTGCCACGGTATTCGGCCTGATCGTCAGTGTGATCACCGCCATGGTTTCGCCGATCGGGCTGGTGATCGTCGGAGTCACCGCAGCCACTGGAGCGTTTCTCTACTTCTCTGGAGTGGGGGGTGAGATGGTCAATTCCCTGGTCGCCAAGTTTAACGAGCTCAAATCGATTGTGCTGCCGGTGTTCGATGCGATTAAGACCGCTTTGATGTCCGGCCAATGGCAAGCCGCTGGCCAAATCGCCATGACCGGCCTGCAATTGGTCTTCCGGGTCGCCACTCGGGACATCTACGCGGGCTGGCTTTCGATGGTCACGAAGCTCCAGAATGCTTGGACGGATTTGTCCTCGACGGTTTCCCAGGGTGCGGTTTCGTTTGTCGCTCACCTGATCAATGTCATGGCAGGAATCCCAACCGGAATCCAAAACGGATTTGGAACGGTCTTTACCTGGCTGCAAGGAACCTTTGACCAAACCGTCAATTTTATCGCCAAGAGGCTGCTTTACCTGTATTCGCTTTTCGACAAGTCGGTCGACTATGAAAGAGCTGCTAAGCAGATGGATACCGAAGCGAACAAGCGAGCCGACGGTCGCCAACAGTCGCTTGACGATGCCAACGCGAAACGCAACGAGGATCTGCAACGAGCCAACCAAGGCCGACTCGGTGTCGCCAACGAGATGAACCGTGGTATCCAGTCCCAGGCCGATGCGACCAAGCAAGGACGAGACGACCGAAACAAGGAACTGCTGACCGGATTTGATTCGCAGATCGAGCAACTCCGAAAAGATCTTGCTGATCAAACCAAGTCGATTCAACAGACTGCCGACGAGCAAGCCAAGACCGCTGAGACCTCCAAGTTCGCACAAGAGAAGCCTGCTCCCGAACGGCCCAAGATTCCAACGGTCGAGCAAGTCAAATCGACCACTGCCACTCAGACTGCTGGGACTTTCTCCGGCTTTGCTGCCGGAATGATCGGAAGCACGACATCCGCCCTCGATCGCATGGCCGATCAGTCGGCCAAGTCGAACGAGCTGCTCACGCAGATCGCCAAGAACACTGGCGAAAATCAACCATTGGTATTTGGGAGCTAGCCAACAATGAGTGCATGGACGCATCTACCAATTTCCGTCGACGAGTCCGCCGAGTCTCGCGAGATGGATTTCGATCTCAAGGGAGGCAAACGCACTCAGAACCGCATCGCGATTGTCACTGGGTACACCGAGGCCGAAGACGCGGCCCAGGCTGCGGTCGATCTTCCGAGCACCCCTTTCCCGCTGGTGATCGCTGCGACGATGGGAAAGCCCGCGATGGTGATGGTCGCCGCCAAAGCCAAGCCGCTTACGCCTCAGGCATGGGAAATCGTATTCTCGTATGAGTCCCGAGCCTATGACGGAACAGATCCGCTCACGTGGACTTTCTCGGGCACGACGCTCGGCAAGACTCAGTTGGTGACCCAGTCTTATGCGACGACCATCTACGGCGGATCTGCTGCCAATTACGGATCGGCGATCAATGTCGATCAGAACGGGGTTAAGGGTGTAGAGATCGGGATTCCAGGGCTTGAATTCCAGATTGAAAAGACATTGGCTAAGGGTGTACTGACGCTCGCTTATGTCATGACGCTGGTCAATCTCACGTACAAAACCAACGTTGCTGCTTTCCGAAACTTCGCCGCTGGAGAACTGCTTTTTCTCGGTGCCGAGTTCCGGAACGGATCGACCGGTGAAGTCACCGTTGTTTTTAAATTCTCGGCATCGCCAAATCGAACTGGCCTTTCCTTTGGTACAATTACCGGCGTTGCCAAGAAGGGGCACGAGTACCTATGGATTGATTATGAAGCTTGGGAGTCGGGTGGCTATGTCATCAGGCGACCTCGCGGAGTGTACGTCGAACGAGTGTACGAAGAGGGCAATTTTACCTCGTTAGGAATCTAACCCCTTCACCATGACATTTCCAGGCGACAAATTCCGACCATCGGCGAGCCGTGAAAGAGAGATCACGAAGCTCATCGAGGCTGCGCGTGGCCAGCGAGCGTCCTTTGATACGCCTCTGCTCGATGGACTCGGGCCCGGCCATGTGATCGCCAAGAATGATACCGGTGCGGATCTGGAGATCTGCAAGGCTGCTCTGATTCCCGGTGGAAGCACGCCCGGGATTTCAACCCAAGAGGCAAGCCCTCGCGTCGATCCAGCGTACCAAAAAGGCTATTACACCCTCAAGGCTCTCACGCCCATAATAAGTGAGGCCAACCCTTGGTTTGAATCGCTTGCGTTGACGATCGAACCGATCAAACAAGGGAGATTTGGTCGAGTGGCGATTGCAGGCTTGGCCGTAGCCAACTACTCTGTTTCAAGTGGATTCGCGTATCCGACGGCTGGATCCGTCGGTTCCGGTGCTTTCGGCCTCGCGAGAATTGTCGCGAACACCTCAGGCCTCTCTGGCAGTGCTGGTTTCGGGATCTGGGATCTGTCCTGCAGATCGATGCAAGCGAGCTACACGCTCACCTCCAACTGGGGAGCCGTCACGACGGCAACGATCGCTGGTGCGTCGACTCGCATCCTCGACCCGTTCAACATCGCCGGTTGGCAGGTCAACGGCGACAAAGGCTGGGCATTGTACGACGGTGGCTTTTGGCGAGTGATCAATCCTTGGTGTGTGGGGAGCTAGCCAATGACATTGACGACCATAGAAGGATTGACCTGTGCTTGGTGCGATGCCAACGGATCGCAAAAGAAGTGCTACCGGTGCCGCGATGCATGCAGGCAACCACGGCTCAACGACCGTCAATGGACAATCCAGGTCACTGGCAACAATGGACTGCTCCCGTTCGCTTTCTGCGCACCATCCCCGCCATGGAACGAGACTTGCAATCCTAATTTTGTCACTGTCAACGGATGCTGCTCAAGCATCACTGCTTTCCCTCGTCCGGCCCCGAACGACTTGAGTGACATCAATGGTCTGTACCGTTGGCGACGCTACCAGCGGAATTTCACATCCGTCCAGAAACACTGGGCGATCTGCACGAATCCCAGCCTCCCGGGGACATGCAAGATCATCGGCCCAATCGAGACATGCCGAAGCAATGTTCAAGAGGCTTTCGGATGTGCGCAAGGTTGGCGTCTCCGCGCGGGGATCACGACAGCACGACTGTACATCAGCCGCACTCAGCCTGGCTATGGATGCGACGAACCGGACGAGTGTCGCTATCGCTTGGCACTGGTGATCGATGGACAAATCGGTGTGACCTGGGGGACGCAATACACCCAAGGATCACAAACCACGGTTGTATCGTCCTCGCCTTTTTGCGACTTCCCGCTGAGTACCACTTGCGAATCCGGGAGTAGCGAATTCTGGCCTGTTGGATCACCGCCGCCTTTCAACCCATCGCTGTTGTCCGTCACGCTGCACCCGTTTCGTCTTGTGTTGCGTCGCTCGGTCGCCACTCTCGAGTTCCCGATGGTGTTCAACACAGCCAACGCGGTGGGCTTGAGCTGCGGCCCGCAGTGTGCAGCCAGCATTTCGGCGATTACGCCGACCTTTGCCGATCCTCCTGCGTTCGTCTGCAATGCCTTCGATGAATTGCCGACTTACACTGGAGGTCTTGAAGATGCCGAGAACAGCATTTGCACGCCAACAAGCTGCGACGATCCGTTTTGCGATCCTCCGAATTTCGTCAATGTCTCAAGTGGTTTTGAACAAACACTGACCGGATCAACAGACTCAGGAGTCGTCACGCCTGGCTCTCTGCCCCCGACGGCATTTCCAACCGAATGGACCGTGGAGCTTTCCTGATGCAAGACATGTTCGGCCATCCAATCCGCGAAGGTTCCTTCATCGCCCAGACTGTCGACGGTATCTCCGGCGTCACGCACGAATTTGGCGAGGATCTGTACCTAGAGCCCGAGCAACGGGACCTGGGTTGGCCAGCACTGCATCTGTACTCGTTTCGCAATGCCAACGACTGGGATCCGGCCAAGGCCAAGGAATGGTTCGCCGAGTGGCTCCGGTGGAGTCTTCCGCCCGGGTGCTCTTGTGCGGTCCACATCCAAGCAACTTTGGAAACGTTTCCACTGACGGACGAAGTACTCGTGAGTCCCGATTCGTTTTTTAATTGGGGGGTCGGACTACACAACGCCATCAACGCGAGGATCGATGTCGATCACTCCCACCCCCAAGTGCCACTTGCCCGCGCTCGCGAGATCTGGTCGAGGATTGCTGCGGCCGGGCAAGTGGCTTGGTTTCGTCCGGTTGATGATAACATTAAAGGCGGTCGGCGTCTTGTGATCACCGTCGCAACCGGCAAAGCTCGTGAGTGGCTGCGATACACCGAGGGCCCGATGCGAGCCTACGCCGAAGCCTGCGGTGCGGATTTTGTCGCCTTGAAGAATACCACCCAGGGCTGGTGGGGCCTCGAGAAGTTCCGGGTTCATGCATTCGCGAAACAGTACGAGGAAACGCTTTACCTCGATGCCGATGTGCTGGTAACCGAATCGGCAGACGAATCGATTTTTCAGACACAAGCGAGCGTTTCGATCCACGACGAGTTTAATTACCTGCCTGCGACATCTTGGGTCGAGGCGTCGGTCAAGTCGGTTTCAAGCTGCATCGACTACCGGCCAGTCTCGAGGCTTTTTATTCAATCCCTGAATTCGGGAGTGGTTCATTGCAAGCAGCACGGTGCGGATGTGTGGAAGCCTCCGACGCTGCCGATCCCCACTGGCTATGTCTCCGAGCAAACCTTGGTCGGGATC